TTTTGTTTGAAATTAAAGATATTAAAGATAAAGATATTAATTTTAAATTATATGATTTTCAAGTTAAAGATGTTCAAAGTTACTCACCAATGGGGTTTATTATACATAATTCTGGAAAAGTTATGACACCTGATTCAGAATATAATAGTATGTCTTTAAACGAAAATATAAAAGCCGCTAGTGAATATTCATATATGGAAAGGGTAGTAGGTTCCGCCTGGGAGAGACTATCGCATTTAAGCAGTCCGATCAATTCAAAGTTCATGCCCTACAGGACTCCATTGGAAGCATATCAAAGATCTACATTATACGGGAGAGATTTTAAGATGTGGTGTATAAAAGATGATACATTAATATTTACTAATAATGGTGTAAAAAAATCTAGAGATATTTTGGTAGGTGATATGGTTCGTGGTAAAGATTGTAAAATGCATAAAGTTAAGAACATATGGATTAATGATATGCGGGATGTACATCAAAAGATGAAATCTATTACGGTTGCATCTATTAGTATACCAGTATGTGTTACTGAAGGGCATGTTGTTTTTGCATCAAAAGATAAAGGTAATTCTATAGTTAAATGTCAAGTAAAAGATCTTAATTTTGGGGATTATTTGATTTATTCTATTCCCGAATTCAAAGATGATAATACATATATCGATTTATCTCAATTTATTAATAGTAATATGGTTCAGATTACTGATACTGAGTTAATTCCTTTAACTTATTTAAGACATGGACCTTATAAAGTAGATATAAAACCGGTACCTGATAGTCATTATATTCCCAGATTTATTAAAAAAACATTAGAATTATATAGATTATTAGGATACTATGCTGCAGAAGGCGGATCAGGAAAAAGTGTCAGATTTAGTTTTCATTGCGATGAGATTATATATCATAATGAAGTTATCGAATATATGGATAAAATATTCCATATAAAAAAATATACAATGGAACATAAAGGTAAAGGTATAAGAATTAGTTTTCATAGTTCTGTTCTTGGCCATGTATTTGGTAATATATTTGGAAAGAACGTTCAAAATAAAAAAATATCATATGATATTTTTAATACAAATAAAAAACATTTATTAGCATTTATAACTGGATATATTAATGGTGATGGGCATGTTCATAAGAATGATAAACAAATAACAATAGTTTCGAAAAAGATAGATTTATTAGTTCTTGTTCGTGATCTACTTTTGAATTTTGATATTATTTCAGGTATTCGTAAACGTAAACTATATAATTCTTATATTCTATATATTAGTGGTAAGAATAGTATTAAATTAAGAAAATTATTAGATAAAAATTATAAGAATTCATATGGAAATAATAGTTTATATTTCATAAAAAATAATATGTTATTTTGCAAAATTAGAAAAATTAATACTATACAATATGAGGGTAAAGTTTATGATTTTGAAATTGAGGATGAGCATAGTTATACAGGTATATCATTTATATTTCATAATTCTCATCCGATAGATCATTTTTTAAGTGCTTATGCGCGTGGATTTATGTCTAAAACAACCCCATTTCAAGGAAGTTTAGCTGGATTAATGGCAGGAACTATTATAGGTGGTCCTGGATTAGGATCAGCAATTGGAGCTGGTGTTGGTTGTTATGATGAAAGAACTGAGTGTTTGACTCAGAAAGGTTGGGTAAAATATAATGAGATTACATTGAATGATAATGTGTTAGAGTATGATAAAAATTCTCAAAATTTGAAATGGAGTAAAATTAAAGATGTTTATATACATGATTATAAAGGTGAAATGTATCATTTGAAATCTCGAATATATGATTTATTAATTTCACCGGAACATAGAATTTTATATTATAGTCAAGATTCTTATTTTAATAGAAAGAAATTAGTAGCTAGAGAAAAGAAGATAAAAGATGTTAGTACTATATTTGGATTATTTCCTCAAACTGGTAATGGAAATTGGAATGGTGGTAATTATGATGGTGAAATATTTATCCATGGTTTACAACATGAAAGAATAAAGATAAACCCAATATTATTATTGAAATTTGCAGGATTTTATGTTGCTGAAGGACATAGAACATTTGATAATAGTTATAAGGTTTGTGTATCTCAAAATCATGGTGTATATTTTAATTGGATTATTGATATTATTGAAAATATGGGATTTAATTATTACATTAATCATGAAAATAATGATAATGAACCATGTAAACGAATTGTTATATCTTGTAAGGATTTATGGGTATGGATTGCTCAGTTTGGAGATGGCGCTGAAAATAAAATGATTCCTGATTGGGTATTAGAATTAGATAAGGAATATTTAGAGGCGTTTTTTGAAGGATATTTAAAAGGAGATGGATGTTTTTGTAGGTATAAAACAAATGAAAAATATAGTATAGGTATTTCTAAAAGATCCACAACTATAAGTGAAGGATTAATAGATAAACTTCAAATTTTATATTTAAAATTAGGTATGGTAACAACAAAACAATTTAATAAATGTAATAATAGTTATGAATTGTCAAGTCATATAAAAGAAAATGGAGAAAATAAATGGTATAGTTATATAAAAACCCGCAATATAAAAAAAGAATATTACAGTGGAAAGATTTGGGATATTAATATCGATGGTGGATATTTTGTTGTACGTAGAAATGGTAGAATTGCTATTAGTGGTAATTCCATCTATGGTGGAATTCATGGAATATATAGGTCTATGGTAGGATCTACATATATACCAGGAGAGATTAAAGAAGCTAGAAATTTAAATAGATATTTTGATAAAATATCATATGTTAAAAATATGATGTTATATAATGCAACAGGAGATAATAAATTTTCAGAAGAAGCTAAAGGAACTATGACAGGGTTAGTTCCTAGTGATAATAGTAGAGCATCCTGGGGGCATATGTATCGTGCTACACCACCTCAAGAAAGACCGTTTATTATGTCTTTTTTAAGTGAACAAGATCCTGAAGAAAGATCACGTATTTTAAAATATGTGCCGGAAGAAGTGGGTGAATTATTAAAAACTAAATGGGCAGTGGGAAATGAAAGAGATTATAATGCTAGAATATCAATGGGACAAACATTACCATTGCCATCACCAGATTGGATTGGCTATGCAAAAGAAATACCTATTGAAGATGTTAAAGTTAAATATATAGAAAATAGAGGTATGAGTGCTCATGATTTTGGCTTGGGATTTTACGAGCAAGCAAATCGTATAAATAATTCTCCTTGGTTAGGTAAAGTTGCTGTTGATATGGATAAATCTACAGATTATGTTTCTGTAGCGCGTAATCAGAACGTAACAGAGGTAAGAAGAACTATAGAAATATTTTTACAATCGCAAAATATTCATGCTAGTATAAAAGTAATTTCGGGGATATCTAATAATATAACTATAATTAATGAATAGATAAAAATAAATAATTAACGGGAGATTATTGTGTTTGGACATAGAGATAAACGGGAGGATACTGGGTTATTTCCCAGATTATTATCAATTGCAACGTTTCCATTATATGCATATCCCGTATTTAAGTGGGGATCTAATTTTTATTATAAAACTAAAAAAACATTTGGAATGAGATCTAGATATCTAGCATTTAGAAATGTCATGAATGAAACATGGGATGATGCACGAAGAATTTTTGTTAATGATCCTTCTTCAGGTGGAATAACGGATTTAGCTTCAAGAAGTCAGATGGATTATTATTGGAATATAATATCTAATGAAAATTTTAGAGGTATTAGTTCTGAAGATATTATGCCTAGTATTATTAGGTTTAAGAAGGAGTTATTAAAATCTGAAAAGGAATTAAATGATATATTCTCTACTCTTGAAGATAAAATAAAAGATGAATATGATTATATAAATAGACGACATCAACTTATACCTAAAGATCAAGATAGAAAGTTAGCATATGATCATATGAGTGGTCAATTAAAGAATTTTGATGAATTACTGATAGAATATAAAAATAAAGATGTTTTATCTTCAATAATTTCACATATTAAAACAAAATATCCTGATATTAGTGAGGAATCAATAAGAGATAATAAACTATTAAGTACATTGCCACCTAATGCTCTTATAGAAATTAAAGATATTTTTTCAGAACGTATTTTTGATATGAATGATGCAATAAGAAATATAGATAAAAATTGGAGAAGAGTTCGTGATTTAAGGTTTGAAAATGTTAATTATGCTTTTAATTTTTTGAAAAAACAGTTAGATTTTGTATATAGAGATCAAAAAATTGAATTAACGGCAGTTAAACCATCTCCTATTATTTCCACTCCGGTTGATATAAAAGGATTATTGAAAGAATTTCCTGATACTCTAGATCCCGCAGATATTAAGAATGAGTTATTTTTTAAAAAATTTTTTGAAACTCAACCGAAATTAAATAGAAATCTAACAGCAGCATTAAAACAAAGTGGAATTCCGATTTGGCAAAGTAATTTTTTAAATAAATCTGCTGAAGAAGTTGTATCACTTAAAACATATAAAAATATTGCACCCGGTGTGTTTGGCCATACACTTCATAAAATTTCCAAAAAATTGGAACAATATTTATATGATCCTAATACGGGAGAAGGAAGTATATATAATGTTGAAACTGCATTTACAGAAACACCCAATTCTGGTTGTAAATTAACTTTTAATATTTATACTAGAGGGAAACAACCTGAGGTAAAAGGAAATTTTACATATTCAATATTAATTCCAAAAGAAAGTAGATTTAGATGGGATATTACTACACCAGAACAAATACCATATCCAAGATATGACATGTTAGAATCTCAAACTAGTACTTTTATAAGTAATTTAGATAATATTATTACGAAATCAATAAATCCCGATTATAAAGGGGATTTACAATCTTATATAAATACGATGCAGCGTAAAAGCGTGCCAGGAATTTCAGCTGAGAATGCTATGATAGATTTTTCACGTTCAGCAATATTTGCATCTAATTATATGTCTTATATAAAAATGAGACCGGGGTATAATAAAAATAAAATTCATAAAGCATTTGATAGTGTATTAAAATTTAAAAAAGAAAATTTAATACATCATGTTGATGTGGGGTTTGGGACTCTTGAAGGAATTGATGGAAAAATGCAAAAAGTTATAAGGAATATTTCTGTTACTACACAGGAAGTTTTGGATAGCGGTGAAGTTCAAATAAGAGGTAGTTGGATGGCATCTATTTATAAAGGAAGAGCCACAATTGAAGAGAAGAAATTTAATGAAATTATTGGACAATATAAAAATTTTAGTACAATTGAAAAGAAATATATGGATATAGCTCAAAAAATTATTAAATCTCCAAAAGAAAGTATGTCAGAAAAAGAATTAGTACAAATATTAAGTGAGTATTTTGGAATGGGAGGTAAAGTAGTAAGCAAAGCTATTAGTTTAGAAGGAGGAGATTACGATACACTTATGGGTCTTTTAGATAAATATAAAGAAGATAAAGAATTAAATTTAACTGGATTGAGATTAGCTTTAGATAAAAGAAATATTATTGATACTCAAAAATTTTACAAATTTAATTTTAGAGATATTCCAGGTAAACCTGCAATTACTGGTGAAGGAATTGAAAATGTGGGAGATGCTGTTCAAAATATTCTCGATGATTTTAGAGATGGTTCTGATACTCAGTTGGCAAATGAAGCGCTTAAATATGTACAAAATACAGAGAAATTATTTTTTGGTAGAGCATTAAATGGTATGGAAAGAAGAAGCGTGTCTTTTAGAGCCGCACATAAAACTAAATTTGATAATGTTTATGATTTAATACATGCTACATTAATATCGCAGCATGTATTTAAAGGTATTAATAGTCAAAGGGATTTTGCTAATATGTTAAATAGATTAGGTTCAAAATATGAACAATTAAGACAACAATCCGTTGGATTATTACCATCACAAGGTATTGCTGCTGGTAAATTTTCGGTACTTGATAGAAGTTCAATTTTTCCACTTAGTAATTTAGGATATCCAGCTGTGTCTAAATATCATCAACTTCTTATTTCAATTAAAACCGGATGGAAAGGGGGTAAACCAGGATGGAGAAATGTATTACCATTAACTACAAAAGAAGTATATGAAGGAATGAAAAAAGGCCCATTGAAAGACTATTATTCTACAGTAATGACTTTTTTAGATCCCACTATAGGTGAAGGTTTAGCATGGTCTAGTAAAAATTTAACCCAGGATATGCGCGTATATGAACATAAAATGAGTTACGCAGTTGATATGTTTCATCCAAGTATTGAAAATGCTCCAATTGGAGCTGAAATAAAAGCAAAGCTAGGAGGTGCGCCGGCTGTAATTGGATACGCAGATGGTGAGACTAGATTCTATGAAGGGCGTTTTGATTTTAAGATAATAAATAAATCTTCCACTATTGATCCGGAAACAGGTAAACGTTTACTTGAAGTTGAAGAAATAATACCCCCTACTTTAGGATTAAAAGTTGCTCTTGCTGCTGGAGGTAGAGGATTAGAAGTTACATCTCTACCTAATTCTTTTAAAACTGTATATGATTTAACATATGCATCTGATATCTTTAAAAGGAATGACCATGTAGCATTACTTAAAGTTTTATTAGGTAGGTTGTGTTTATTTGCAAGAGGTAATCAGAATAGATTAAAGACAGTAAGTAATTTGGTAGATAAAATTGTGGATAATGGAGGTAGACATATAGTTAAGTCTAAAATAATAGATAATTCATTGAGTATATTTTCTTCTGCTATAGAAAAAGAAACAGTTGGAATAAATGAAGTGAGATTCATAGTGAGACAAATTTTGGATGTGTATAAAAAAACAGGATTAGTACAAGGAGTTCCTATAGCGGATTCTGAAATGTATGAAAAAGCTCATATATGGATGAAAAATAAAGGTTGGTCAGTAGAAGCTAAAAAAGCAATGGATAGTGCTTTAGTATATTCTCAGGCAGAATCTAGTTGGTTATTTAATGCTTTTGCTAAAGAGTGGTTGGGTGAAGAAAGGGCTCAAGAATTTCTTTCAAGTTTAGGCAACTTTAAAGAAAATCAAAAAGTTATGAGTGATACATGGGATAGTATGAATGTTGCAGGTATATTTGATGTTATGAAAGGCGGACCATCTGGATTAAAATATTTACATGGTGGAATTTTAACTGATGATACAGCAGCTAGTTCTTCTACGATTTCATCATGGTCATCAACACCTGGTCTGGTGAAAATAAGTGGATGGGATATAATGGCACTGGAAAATATGACTGGTGCTGAAAGTTATGTTAATAACCTTAAAGATAGTATAAATGCTCAGGCTGTAAGAACATTAGGCACGAGAGCATTTATGCATCGTGTAGGTAGAGGTGGATATCCTCCAAAAGGTGTAAATGTAGCAGAATTAATAGAAAAGGTTAAACGGGGAGAAGCAGGTGAACAAGTACAGGGATGGTACAAGACGTGGTTTGCTGATAGAGGTAATTATGCAAAATTTAGAAATTCTATATTAGTTAATTATAAAGATAAAACTTGGACGCAAGATGCATTTCAAAATATTGTTAATTCTACAGCCATTGAAGATTTAGTTCAAGAATTTGATGGTTCACATAGGGTAAGAATGACAGAAAGTGTAAGATATTTAGAATGGGTTAGAGATGAAATTAGAAAAGCCGGTGGTGGTTATATACCGTTAGCAAAAGGAACAATGATTAAAACCGGTGGTAGATTTGGAGGGAGTAAAGAATTTGCATATTTACAGATCCCAGAAATAGAAATTACTCCTTTAGAAGGAACTGGTAGAAGAATGTCGGTTTTTAGTGAAGTTACAGCGACTATAGATAATGCTTTATTACATATAAGAAATCCAAGAACAATGGAAGAATCTACTCAAAGAGTATGGGATTTATTAGGTCAAAAGTCTGTAGTTGACAATTGGTATGCTCGTGTTCCAGGTGTGAGCGCATTAATTCAATTTGGTAAACCATTTGTATATGATGCAGAAGGAAAAGCAATTACGGATTATACTAAAGAAACCACATTAATTCATGAAGTTCTTGTAGATAGAAAATGGGCACGTGGTAAAGGTATATCACTTTATAAAAATATTATGAAAAGTTTAGATGCTGAAGATGCTAAATTTATTGCTGAATATTTAACAGAACATAGTAATACTGTTCCGGGTGTTCCTCAGGGATTTAAAAAACATCCAGCTATAACAGCAAAAATGAATGCAAAAAAAATATTGGCATTTGAAAAGAATAATGATATAAAAATAAGTGAATTATTAAATATAATGAAAAGTGATGATAAAAGAATGGAAACCCATAGATTTTTAAAATTAGTTAAAAAAGCCGTTGACCAAGAACTATTTCCGGCTCCAGTTATGGTAGCAAAAAAACCTATGTCTGGAATTACCACATATATGCCATCGATGGCATATTTTAGGGACTTAAATCTTAAATCCGGTGCTGCTGAAACTGTAGTACAGATATCACAAGCTGCAAGTCTTTGGGCTAAAATAGATATGGATGGGGATAGAGCGGCGTTGATGTTGGCGCCAAAACCATTTGGAAAAATTTTTAAGGCTATAGCGGCTTTACCAACGGAAGGAAAGGGATTACAATTTTTAGGTATGCATTATTCTAAATATGGAAAATTACCAGGTGGAATACTTTCAACAGAAGAACCAATGACGTTATTTTTGGATAGAAAAATTAATGGATTTAGTTTATTACCATGGTCTGAAGCATATCCTTTAATAAGAAAAGATATTGATGAAAATATAAAAACATTATTCAGTCCAGAGTTTGCTGTAGAAGCATTAAAAAGAGTAGAAAATGTTAAAAAAGGAGTTCCAGAAGCTACTAAAGTTACATATACAATTTCTCAATTAATGAAAACTGTAGGTAGAGAATGGTCAATAAAAACTCATACTGATTTATTTAATACTTTTGCTAATACTATAGAATGGTCAATTCAACAAAAAAAGAATTTCCATAATGTTGATTTATTCTTTAATTATTTGGAGAATATGTCATCACCGAATTTAGCAAAAAAATTAGAACAAGGAATAATGAATTCTAGCAAATTATTTTTAGGTGGTAATAATATAAAATCAAGAGGATTAGGTAATTTAGAGTTTTTATTAAAAGATGCTCCTAAAGAAACATGGGAATTGATAAAAAATGCTGATGTGGATTTGGTAAACCAACAAAGTTATTTAGCTTTATTATATTCAGCTGAAAAAAGGTTTCCTAATTTAGTAATGTATGGAAATAAAGAATATCAAGCAACTTTAGCTGCACAAAGCATATTAGAAAAGATACATAATATGAATTTATCAGGTAAATTCATAGGAGAAATTCCAAGGGAATGGCAACTTCCAGAAGAAATACCATTAATTTCTAAAGAAAATTCTTTTGGGAAAGGATTTAAACGGGCAATAACAAATACATTCAATGAACAAACATGGAAAAATTTTGAGTTGGGTGGTAAACTTGTACTGGGTGGAGTTGCTGCATATACATTATTCAATTTTTTTAGACCAGATCAATCTAAATATTTAGGGCATATGCCTGGTAAAGGAGGAGAATATTATGATTGGTCTTTTACAAGACCAGAAATAAATTGGTCTAATTATATGAATACACCTTTTGAAAATATATATAATCGAGATAAAACATATTTAAAATCTTATAATCCTTATGCATTAGAACAAGCTATAAATAGAAGGCGAAAGAAAAAATTTATATATCAATCTAATAAAAGTGAATTATCTCCAGTTATTTATGATAGAAGTACTTTTGAATTTTAATGATTTTTGTGTATATAATATATATGGGATGTAAAACGTGCCTTATAACATTACAATTGTAGTGAAAAATGTTCAAGATATAAAAAGAATATCAAACATGATATCAGAATTGGTTGAAAATGCTACAGGTCAGAAAGTTAATATATATTTACATGATAAAACTAAATTATTTGCTAAAAGAAAAGACGAAATAGAAACCATTAATAGGAAACTTTTAAAATGAGTGAAACTTTTAATCCAATACAACAAAATCAACGTAAATATATAAAAAATGTAGATCAAGTTAAATTTATAAGTGCTAGGTTACATCCTACTGAAGAATATCTAGATGGAGTGGAAGATGGTGATACTATAATAGTTGATATTTATGATGATCAAGGTAATATATCTAAAACCGGAGTTAGGATTAGAGAAGGTTCTGGTATTGATACTCCAGAAACACTTAATAGAACAACTCAGAAAAAAGATCCAACTCTACCATCATATCAAGTAGGAATGGTAGCTACTAGAAATGCACAAGGTATATTGAAAAGTAGAAAATTATATTTAATAGATAAGAAAGTAGGAAAATTACCTGAAGATAAATATGGAAGAAATACAAACATAATAGTTAGTTCTGATGGTAAATTATTATGTGTTGAACAACTAAGTAAGGGTTTAGCTGATACTAAATATCTTAGGTGTGGATATGAAGCATCAGATTTAATGAATAAAGAAGAACTTGAGAAATTAGAAAGAAGTAGATATATAAAGGAGAAACCAGTAGCAGAAAAAATAAGAGAAGTTAAGGATATTTCGAAATATGCTGAAGAATTTGGATGGATTGATGATAGAGGACGTTCACTTCCAGGAGCATTAAAATTAGGTATAGTTTGGTTACCAGTTCCGCCATCACACATAACATTCACTGAAGTTAATGAAAATGAATCTATTCCTACTGTTAGAACACCAGGCACCCCTAAAATAAAAACCGGAAGGCAGGAAATAAGAATAGAACTAGAGTTATTTTTTCCATCATTAAGAGATATAAATACCAAGTTTAGGCCATTATTAGCGCAATTTTTGAGATCACCATTTTTACCATTAGAAAATGAACATATTAGAAATTTTATATATCCTAGTGTTATGTGGTCAGAACCAGAAGAAAAAATTATGGAACAAAAATCTCATATACCATTTTCAGATAATAAAGTCTATGAAAGAACTGTAAGTAAAGACATGACAACGGGATTATTTTATAAAACAAATAAAGGGTTTCAAGAAGAAGTACATAGTACATATTTAAAATTAAAAGAACAATTTGAAAAAGAAAGAGAAAAATTAATTGCTAAAAGAAAAGCAATGCCAACTCCTGATCTTACTGAAAGACCACCTGTATATAGAGAAAATATAAATAAAATAAATAAGTTAGAAGCTGATATTTTAGATATAGAAGATAAAATCTCCAAATTAAGTCCTGAGAAAATAGCCATTAATATGATAAAATATAAAAATGATCCGCTTGATACAGTTGAGGTTCAACTTGCAGTTGCAGTTAGAGATATTGTAGTTTCAACAGTTCCCGGATATCCCGAGTGTCTACAATGTAATTTAACTTTATCAGTTTTTAATTTCAAACCATATTCAAAAGATTTTGAGTTTTTAAAAGATATTGAAAGCGCAATGAAACAAATAGAATATTATAATTCTAGAACTTCATTTCAGTATCCAGAAGGAGTAAGAAAATTTTTATCTCCAAAAGTATATAAAAACCCAAAAGATTTGAAAATAACTTCAAATTTATCTGAATCTGAACCATTTTTAATGTATATTGCACCATTACTTCAGGGGGAAATGTTACAAGGTACAAGACAAATAACAATGAAATTAGAAGAATCAACTAATAATAAAGAAGATACTCTTAATAGACAATTTATTTTTGTTGAACCGGAAAATTGGTTAAGATCAATTAAAAATGTTAAAGATTTCAAAACAATTAATTTAGAGTATATGATTACAGAATTATCTTTAGAAGAGTCCGAAACAATGGATTTACAACAAAAAAGACTTTTATCTGAAATTATAGCAGATACGCATGATCTTTTAGAGAATTTAGGATATACTCAAGAAATTCTCCTTCAAGTTTGGAGAGAATTTAAATCAATTATAAATCAACTATATAAAGTAATATCACTTGAAGTTTTAGCTAAAAGAGTAGAATTTTTTAAAGATGAGCTAGCAGATGCATATAAAAGAACTATAATAATGCCAATTGATATACCATTTGAAAATCCTATTCTTAAAAAAGGTCAGTTATATTCACTTAAAGATTTTAAGAGTGTATTTGAAAAATTAGGTGGCGGCAGAGGTAGAAATATTATAAATAAAATACTAAAACAATATCAACTTAAGTCACGCAGTACATATGGGCATCAAAATAAATATAAATTTAATTTTACAGAAGATGATGATACAATTATAACAGGAATGTCAGCATCTGTAAGTAATAGATTAGCAACAATACCATTACTTAATTATTCTTTACCAACATTTCAACATATGGGTAGAGGTGATTGGATAATACAACTTAATTTACAAACATGTAATAATGCATTATTAAAAATATTACGATCATTATCAATTAAAGCTAATGAATCTCGTATTATTAGACATCGAAGTGTTAAAAATTATTGGATTAATAAATTAAATAGTATATATTTTGATCCAAATGAATCTATTACAGGAAATGGATTTTTTAAATTATTAGGTGTGAATTATGTATTATTTGATAGTATTGTATGTGAAACAATAAGAGAAAAACCCGGTTGGTGGAATATTACTTTAAGACTTGTTCAATCTGATTTAGATTTATTCTTATATGAATCTTTATTACCAGTTGATTTTTTTAGTGATGATGTTATTATGGATACTATAGAAGATGTTAAAAAAAAATATACTTGGAAAAATGAACCCGATAAATATAAAAAATCATTAGAAAAACTACCATATTTAACTGAAGTAGTATTTCCAAATATTAGAAATTTTGTATATAGACTGGTATTGAATATATTTTATGGCGGTGCTGATATTGGCGCAATTCCTGACGTTATAATGAAATCAGCAGGGACGGAAGTACCGTTTGCAAGAAATCAATATACATTTGCAGAACTAAAAACAAATAAATATATAGTAAATGATAAAGAAGTTACTAGACTAATTAATAATGGATTAAAAAAAGAAGATTTTATGAAATTAATGGAAAATAAATTCAAATTATTCCCAAGAGGAAAACCAGAAGTATTTTTGGATATTCATGCAGCGTTTCATGAGGGAAGAATTCATTCTCCTGGTTCTATTGCTGTCCTTCCTACAGGTAAAAGTCTCACGAAGACTGAATTTGAAAGTAGATTAAATATAAAATTAACTGGATTACCTATACCATCTAAAATTAATAAAATTGGTGAGGATGTTAAATGGATGCTTACGGATTATTTTCTCCGTGTAACTATTATAAGATGTTTATTAGTTGCATGGAAAGAAATTAAAAGTATTTTAAGTAAATCACATCCTTATACTGATCGAGAATTACATCCAACATGGAATATACAACAAAAATCTGCCGGTACAGAATATGATTTGTATAGTAATTATCTTGATTTAAATTTACCATCTTATAGAGGTGGTGTTTTGTCAACACCCGCTGATTTTTTTTATAAAAGAAGTGATGATATTTTTCCTGTTAACTTTTTAAAAGAAAAGATAACTAAAACTCATGATATGTCTATGAATGCATGGAAATTTCAATTAGTTGATGGTTTATCTTTATATGATAAAATGAAAGCTTTAGATCCAATAATGTTTCCTTATTCTGAAGATGATCTTACAGAAGCAAAAAAAGAAATGGAACAATTTAAAGAAATTATATTAAAAACAGCACCTAGTTTCTATGATCCTTGGTTTACTGTTAATAAAAAAGGGGAATTTAAAATAAATTTGGGATTGTTTGCAGATGCTTTTACTCCAAAGTATCATGCACATTTAAAAACATATGAAATTTTAGGGCAACATTTACAAGATAATATTAATACAATTGAGGAATCATTAAAAGAATTTCAAGGAGGAAAAAAGACAAGATCGCCAGAAGATATAGTTAACTTGGCTAAAAAAATTGGTTCGTATTGGGATAGTAATTTAAGAAATTTGCCTTTAGAAGATAAACAAAAACTATGTTTTTCTGCCAGTGTATTTGAAATTAGACAGGCTATGGGAATAGTTGCTTGTCTTAGACTGGCTGCGGTTGAAGATGCACTAGAAGAACAAAATAAAAATAATAAAAGTCAGGGTATAGTGGGAGTGTCAATTCAATTTGATAAGTTGTCTTTATTAAGACAAGAGTTAATATCTCAAATTGATATGTATACAAAAGTATCTTCCATGGAATTATATGGCACAGTTACACCATATTCTATGGCAAAAACTGAAGATATATTTAATAGAGTTGTAAAAGATTATTACATGTATAGAGCAAAAGATAAAACATTTTCCATGGAAAGAGCATATCCCACTATGAAATTATATTTTATTGAAGAAGATTCTAAACAATGGGGTGCATTTGATGATTATTATATGTATAATGCCGTAGAAAGTATAGAAGTAATAAAAAGTAAGAATTCTGCATCATCTTTGGCAAATATAACTATAAGTAATATATCTCAAAACTTAACCGATCCATTTTCTATTAATAGAAAAGAGGCACCTTTAAAAGAAGGCACTTTATTAGAACAATCCGTGTTTAGTTTATATTTAAGAGAAGGCATAACTATTATGGTGAAAGCTGGGTTTGATAATAATCCCGCAAATCTGGATACCATATTTTTAGGTAAGATTATATCATCAACAACTCAGGATAGAGTTACTATTGTTGCTCAAGGTTTTGGTGCTGAACTACTAGAACCGGTAAATAGCGGATTACATCATAAATTAGGATATAATAGTGCAGCAAGAACACACGGTGATGTAGTTTTATGGGCATTTAATACCATAAATGGACTAGAACATTTTGGTAGTCCAAATGCATTTGAAAGATTAGGTCTTGTTAATACTCATGGCGATACACCATTTTACGCATCTCAAAAATGGAGAACGTGGGATTATTTAAGAAGATTACATCCAATACTTGATTTTTATTTTAAATTTACTGTATATGATCCTAGATTTGAAAATATTTATTTACCATATTCTAAGATAGCAATGAGTCCATGGACACAAAATTTAGCTAATATGATAGTTGGCACGAAAATAGAGCCTGGCATGGCATTGCTTAAAGCTGCTATTGGTCTTACTCTTGTAGCTGCAACTATTGCTTTAACTGCATGTGTTCTCCCATTTGCTGTAACAGGAGGTGCTATTGCAGGAGGATTATATGTTATAGGAAATCTCGCATTTCATACATGGACATTTTGGGCTATAGCAGGAAAAGGAGTAGCTGCCATATCATCTTATTATTTTGGTGGTTTAATAGCGGATGGTCTTAATAAAAATGATAATAATATGTTATTTTGGAATTCAACATTTGATTGGATTATTAAAGATAATACAAGTTGTTGGGATCTTCTAAATGAAATAGCATTATATCATGATGATTATATAGTTTCTACACTTCCTTATAATGATATGATTCCCGGACAAACCAGACAAACCATATATATGGGGCCTAGAGATGGTTATTATAAAGCAACTGATATGTTTGATTCTGCAGAAACTATGGAAAAAATAAAGAAAGATATTACTAATAAAAGAAAATTCATAGGAATGGTATTAGATGAAAATGAACAAGCAAAATTTAAAGAAAATGTTGAAAAATATAAAGAGAAGAAAACTAAATTTGAAATAAAGATAAAGAAAAAAGGTTTAAGCAATTCTGAAATTAAAGAATATAATATTATATTAGGTGAATGTGAAAAGATAGATGTGATGTTAAAGTATATTAAAGATTATAATAATCGGGATCTTACAAAAGATAAAGAATCTAATAGCGAGTTAGTTATTAAAAAGGCGCGGGATAAGGCTAAAAGAATTAAAGATACTAATGCCATGGATAAATTGGATATATTAATGCAGGCATGGGCCAAGCATGATAACGAGACTTTAAAAAAATATGGTATTTCTGTTAGAGATTGGAATAGATTGGATGAAGTATCAAAGCATGTGCAAAAGGAATATTCATATTTAACTAAAGAAGCACAATATTTAAAAGTTAGTCCATTTGAATCTACAGGAATAATGTGGTCTATTAATAATCCGGATGATCTAGTTGAAGATAAGTTAATAAGAAAAGATATGGTGAAAGTACCCAAATATGATGGATATATACCTGTCGTTAATTATTATTATGTAGATAGTTTTTCACATATAATAAGTAATAATATTAGAGCAAGTGCAGAAGATGTTTATAATCATGTTGTTGTTAAATATCCGCCAGATCCAACAATTAAACAAACTTCTAAATTGGATAAGAGAGAATTTTGGGCTGATGATAATATAAAAGGTAGTTATATGAGAACATATGTTTCAGAACAAACTAATATAGATCCTTTATCAGTACCACTTTTTCCAAAAGATCTTGAACATTGGTTAGAATTTAAAAAGAATGTTGGTTCTAAATTATATGGGAGATTACCTAGAATATATCAAGTGGGTTATAATATATTAGCAAATTATATGAGACCTATGTACAGGGGTGAAATTACAGTAATAGGAATGCCATATGTGAGGCCTTTCGATATAATTTATGTTAATGATTACTATAATAAAATGTGGGGTCCTATAGAAGTAGAAACAGTTAAACATAGGTTTAGTGCAGATGGATTCACAACCGAGATAACCCCAAATGCAGTTATAACATATATGAACCCAGGAAAAGTTGCGCAACTAGGATTTATGAATGGTTTACGGATACCATTTTTAGGTATTGCTGGAGATGTTGTTAATTGGAATGTGATTTCAACAATTGGAAGTGTTGGAGCTGGTGTTACAACCCTTGCTGGAGGAGGAGCTGCTATGGGATTATCTTTAGGTGCGGCATCTCCTTGGTTAATTGGAATTGGAAGTTTTGCTGCTGGATTTGGAATAACATTAGGATTATCATTGTGGAATTGGGGAGTTGGAAAATTTATGGGTAGAGATATTATAAATTTAATTGGTTTATGGCAAAATAACCATCCCATGGTTGCTGGAATGGAAGGCGCATATAAAGATAATATTCAAGTTCATATGTGGGACCAAGTTAGAAGTCTGGTTGATTTTGAATTAGCATTTGCTGGGGGAAAATAATGTTAAATTTTTTAATTCTTAGTAATTTTAGAACTGTATTTCAAGACCATGAAATAAATAAAGATTATAATATGAGGATTTCATTTAAACCAGAAACAGAGAGTGAAAGAGAATTTGGTGAAAAATATGGATTTATTTTATATCCACATCTTTTTGGATTGATTGATACTACTATAAATAGTGATGATTATAATTGTATCATTATATATGATAGTAATTCTCAAAGAATAATGGGCACAACACAACCAATATTTCCATTTATAATTAAAAAATTAAAAAATATACCCGAACAAATAGTACCTAAAGAACCATCTAAATTATCTCAATCTAATGAAGAAAAAATGGGAAATAAATTTAGAAGTCTGAAAGGCCCAACTGGTAATACCAGTGTTAACTTAGGTGAAGATAGTGTTGAGTTGGTGGCTGGTGAAAATAAAATAATCATAAGCTCTAATGGAATATCTATATATGGGAATGTTACAGAATATAATTTATTATCCAAATCTTTAGGTGGATTATTTAAAGAAACTGAAATATTTAGGTTATTACCAAAAGCATTTGTTCCGCCTTTTTGTATACCAGATTATTTACCTAATATGGAATTATTAAATAAAGTTGCTATTATAGTTCAAACAGTTAAATCCATTCAGGAGGCATTTAGCAGTGTATAAAAACGATATAAAATTAAGTGAATATGGTGAGTCTATAATAAAAAATGGAGAATTTGTTTTAACCGAAGATGATTCTGGGTTCATTATTAGGATGTTACTTACGACCAGAGGAAGTTGGGCTTTTCATCCTGATTTAGGTGTGGGATTGGAAGAATTTATGGGTGAAATAGCTAATGAAAATTTAATATTAAAAATAAAAAATAAAATAACTTCATTTTTTAAGTTATATGGATTATTTCCAATGGTATCAATGTATTATTTAAATGAAAAAACAATAATATCTTCTATGAATTTTTATATATTAGATGAACTCGAACCAAGTTCTATAAGTTTTTCATTTAGCTTAGAAAATGGTAATGTTATATTTATAAAAAAAGATGAAGCAAATGAAAGTGAAGAGGGTATATTAGAAACACAAAAATCTAAAAATAAGTATACTAAAAGGAGATAAAATATGATTTATGATGATTTGATTATGCAAAATATAAATAAAATTAAAGCCGTGACAAAATTAAAAGCATTTTCACCAGGTTCTATTGCCAGAGGAATATTAGAAAGTTATAATGATGTTGCCAGTGATATTTATAATACATTAGATTTAAAGATTGTTAATGCAGAAGTTAGTTCTGCAGTTGGAGAATATTTAGATAATATAGGTCATTTAGTTGGTGTACCTAGAAATGGATATTCATATGCACTAGGCCAGATAAAAATATTAATAGATCCATTACTTGGTAAAACACTAGATGATCTAAAAAATATTGTTGAGGAAAATACCGGTGTTAGGCCGGCAGATATTATAATACCGGCTGGGGCGGAAGTATCTAATGAAGATAGTTCATCCGTATATAATACAATAAGTGATATAGTTTTAGATGATGAATATGTATATGTTGACGTACTATCATTATTGATTGGCACAAATGGTAGAATATCCAGTGGTGGTATATCTAAATTTATCACATTTCCTCCGGAATATACTTCAATTTATACTTATATAATAGTTACTAATCCACTACCTATAGATAGCGGCGATGATATAGAAACAGATGATAACTATAGATTTAGAATAGTTAATTCTTTTGCATCTAACGCAACTTCTAATGATATAGCAATAAGATTAGCTGTTTTGTCTGTTCCAGGTGTAGCTGATGTCTTTATTAAAAATTATGAATATGGTATAGGAACTTCAGGATTGTTTATAGTTTCTGAATCGCCTATAGTATCTCAAGGAATTATTAATGCTGTTCAACAGGCTGTTAATAATATTGGTGCTTCGGGTAATAGAATAATAGTTTCAGCACCAACTTATAAGGCAATTGATTTGGAAGTTGTTTTAAATTTTGTGGCTGGAACTTCTGTTGCCAATAAAGATAATATATGTGAACTGGTTAAAAGTAATGTTATTAATTATATTAATAATTTAGAAATGGGATCCGAGGTTGTAATAAATGAACTGAAAGAGATTATCATGAGTACATCTAAATCTATTTATGATTTAGTAATAAATAGAATTGGTATTGGTGATTATAATTTTCAGAGTGGTTTAATAGATTATTATCAACCGGTATTACCGGTGAATCAGTCAATAGGGGAGACTGAGAAATTTGTTTCGAATAAAAAACTCGTGAATATTTGTTATACTGAATAGGAGATAAATATGGAAATTAGTTCAAAATATACAGAGAGAATGTTAAAGGGGTTCCCTAATAACTTAAAGTTTGTGAATAAAGTTAATGATGCGTTGCATATGTTAGTTAATGTTGGTAGTAAAATGTTGCATGATTTAAATAAAACAAAAAGTAGAAAAGTTGATAATTTATTTATAGATAAATGTGATCCAGCATTATCAACATGTGCATACTATATAAAATTATTGGATATTAATAACATGAGTAGTGTTAACATTGATATACCAGACAGTAGTGATGCCGTAATCACAGACAATGAAAAAGATTTTATGAATAATGATATTACAGGATTTGAATTTCAAGAAGAGTTAACACCATCTGGGATATTTCCAAGTGGTATTCTGGGTTTATCGTATGGTTTTGATTGGGACGAACCAGAAACATATATTGTACCATCAGGTTCATCATATGTTTATAAATATACTGATATAGATGATATTCCGGAATTATTGGATTATTCATATATTATTCAAAGTTATGATACTGTGGGACATGATGAATATATTAATATTGAATTAGAAATTGCCGGATCCGGTATAATACCATCTGATATTTTGCCAGATGATATAGTTAAAGTTGCTTATTTAGAAAATGAACCAATATCGGATTTAACTATAATAGATATAAATAATTTGCAAGATCCTCATAATTCAGATTCAGATGGTATAGTTGTAAATCCTAATGATTATGTTTTGGATGGAAATAGAATTGTATTTAGTAAAGAAAGGTCTGATTATAATCCATCTACTTTGATAGAAATTGGAGATGGACAATTATACACATATCCTATTAATTATCAGCCAGATTTAGATTTTAGTAGTACATTTATAGTAGAATATAAATATAAACAAAACAATAATCCTAGATATTTGACTCAGGATAATAAATTACATAATTTAGGAAAAAAATCTAGTCCCAAAGCGTCCTATTAAAAAACTATGTGAGGAGGAAGAATATGATCACTTATACAGGTAAAGATGAGATTTTAAATTCGTTAAGGGTAATACCACCATGTAGTATGGTAGTAGAGACTTCTTGCGGTAATTCAAGGAAAGTGTTAGGTAGGTATTGGGAAGTATACAAAAGAATATTGAAAGGAGAGAAAGTATCAAAGTGGGAGATATTTTGGAATATATTGACGAGTTTTTTTAAACCAATGCCGGGACCAGAATTAAGGGGTCATGCTTGCATTTACTGGGGTGGTGGTAAAAACGAAGTAGTAGAAGCAGCACTGGGAAAGGTATCGTGGTTTTTGTTCAGTCTACCACATGGAATAATTCAACGAAGTGATTTTAAAGGTAAGATTCATCCGGATAACGGGATAGATGTATACTTTAATTCAAAATTGACTTTAGAGGGTATGATGTTGGCCAAAGCATGGTGTTATGGAAGCTGCCTTTCCGGAGATACAAAAATTCCATTACTAGATGGAACAACTAAAACTATTAAAGAGTTAAGTGAGCTTAATAGCTTAGAGAAAATTTGGACATATAGCTTAGATGAACAAAATAATATAGTTCCCGGAAAGGTTTTAAAAGCTTGGAAAACTGGAACTAGACAAACATTAAAACTAACTTTTGACAACAACAAATTTTTTGAATGCACTCCAGATCATGAAATTATGTTACGCAACGGAATTTATAAAAAAGCCAAAGACCTAAAAGTTGGAGATTCTTTAATGCCTTTATATAAACATGTTTCTGCAAAAGGATTAATAGGATATGAGTTAGTGTATTGCCCCGGAACTAAAAGTTTTCATTTTACTCATCGTATAATATCTAAACATTTTTATGGCAAGCCTATCCCTAAAGCATATATAGTGCATCACAAAAATTATGTCAAAGAAAATAATATTCCAGAAAATCTTAATATTATGTTTAGAAATGATCATACAAAGTTACATGCTCATGATGATGGAAGATATCATGAGCATTTGAGGAAACTTCATAAATGGATGAGAGAAAATGGTATATATAAAGAAATAGGGATAAAAAATGGAAATAAAATGAGAGGTAGAAAAATTCACTGGATTACTAAAACTTGTGAAACCTGCGGTAAGATTTTTGAAGGAGCTTATTGGTATATGAAAGACAAAAAGTATTGTTGCCTACGATGTGCTTATGATAGTCCTGATAGGTTAAGAAATATAAGTGAATTTATTAAAAAAAGATGGAATGAAGGAGTTTATGATAACATACATACATCTAAACTTAGAGAAATTCGTAAATGTGCTTGTGGATGCGATGAAGAATTTGAATGTATTATAACAAGTAAAAAACGCTATATCCAAGGACATGGGATGAGAACCTATTCTTGGCGTAAAACTAAAACTCTGGAAGAAATTAAAAAAATAGAAGAAAAACTTATTAAAGGTAAAACTTGGGAAGAATATTATGGAATTGAGAAAGCAAGAGAAATGAAAAAGAGAGAAAGTTTATTTCAAAGGGGAACTTATGAAGAAAAGTATGGAGTTGAGAAAGCTAGAAAACTAAGAGAATTACGTAGAGAAACCATGAAACGAATCTGGAAAGAAAACCGCGATTTAGGTATTGCTGCTATAATAGCACAAAAGACAAGTGAATTAAAAAATTTTAACAAAGACGTTACGGCTGTTAATCATAAGGTTACTAAAATTGAATCTTATGAAATTATTGACGTTTATGATTTATCAATTGAAAAATATCATAATTTTGCTTTAGATTGTGGTATTTTTGTTCATAATTGTGGACGCACTTACGATCTTGCAGCATTTTTTGGGTTTTTAGATACGAATATCAATAATATTCACGACATAGAAGGAGCAGATGTATGTTCAGAGCACGCAGTAAGAGTAATTAGAGAGGCAGATTTACCAATAGTTCCGGAAGTAAAAGAACCATCTCAAGTGCACCCAACTCATATTTATGAATATTGTGAATCGAAGCAAGGTAAAAGAGATGGATGGAAGAAAGTATGGAGCTGGGATGGTATTAACGCTTTCACTTATTAAAAAAATGTTTGAAATTTGAATTTTTTGTGAATTTGTGTATATAATATAGTGTAGGTTATTATGGTAAATTATTCGAAATCATCTACAACAGCAATAAGTGAATCACCATGGAAGATACGGCCCGGTACATTGTGTACTGTAGAAATAACATATGCTTATAAACTATCATTTCTATGGGATACTACTGTTAATTTTGAAGAGATAATTCCGGGATTTTTAACAGAAACCGCAGTTAAATGTTTAACTAAAGATGTTGAAATACCGGAAGATAACATAAATATTACTGAAAATGATGATGGTACATATACAGTTAAAATAACTGCAATAAATGAGGGTAATATAAATTTAGATATTTATTATTATTTAAAAACTACTAAAATTGTGACTGCAATATCAGCATTTAATTCTATTAATGATGATTATTATATGGATTATATGTTAAAAGATGATATAGTAATTCCATTAACTATAATTGAACTTGGAGAAAATATATCTGCAATTTCAATTGCAGCTATAAATATTACACCACAATCTGAGAATAATGGTTTAGATTATGATGGTGATGTACTTTTTACTATTAACAGTCAGGGTTTACTTGAAAGCCAGGACGAATATTTAAATATTCTTAGAATAGGTAAGGAGCAAACAATTTTACCAGCCACTTTTGATGGACCATATATAAAACTTGATGAAAATGGTAAAAAAATAGTTGAGTTTGATAACCAAGAATGGCAAACGGGATATGATGAAGCCAGAGGATTATTAATACATAATGATAATATGTTAATAACCACTAATAAGGGTATATGTGTATTTGACATGAATGATGGTGAATATATAATTCCAATTCTTACAGATAGTGATATTGTAGGATATGATTTAACATATTATCCTGATGATTCTATAGGTGTTATTGTTGATGATAAAATACATAAATATAGATTAAGACATAATCATATTTTAGTTAATAATGGGGAGAAACGTATATACTTTCGCGAATTAAATCCATATGTTGATATTAATACAGGCGAATGAATAATAAAATTATAGAGAGTATATTAAAAAAAATTATTAAAAAAGATACTGATATTTTGAAATATATGAAAAATAAAATAATAAAGAGTCATATAGGTCATCTACTCACGGCTAAAATACGTGGGCTTGTTAGGTAACTGACAACGTAAGAGTTGATTAGGGAGCATAGTAATATGC